TAAAGGATAAATAATAGCAATGTCTGAATATAAAGGTATAAAGGGGTTTCAAGTTCAAACCCGTACAGAAGATCCAAGTGAAGGAATTGTTGGAGACTTTTACTATAACTCTTCAACGGGACAATTTAAAACTGTGAACTCAGGCACTGGAAGCTGGTCTAGCGGTGGAAATTTTCCAGGTCCTTTTTATTTAACAGGTTCTTCAGGAGGAACCACAACAGCTGGTTGGACTGCAGCAGGGGCTTTATCTGGTAGTTACATTAATGAGTCCTACGAGTATGACGGAACTTCTTGGGGATCAGCCGTTAGTATGAATAGAGCTGTTGGTGGTTATGCTGGTGGTTGCGGACCGCAGGCTGCAGGTATAGCGGTATCAGGTCTCAAGGGCAGCCCCCCGCAGGCAGACATAACAGATTGTGAAACTTACAATGGCTCCTCTTGGACCAGCATCGCAGGTTTACCAGCAGCTAGAAAAGAAAATACAACGGGTGGAACTTCTGGAGCAGCGCTAGCTGCAGGAGGTGCTCATCCAGCAGGCAGTGGAAACGCAGAGTATTTTATTTGGAATGGATCTTCTTGGACGGACAGTGGAAATATTAACACAGCAAGATCTAATCCTAACGCTGGTAATGGATCATCTACTTCTATGCTAGTTATAAGTGGAACTGACCCAGCAACTACAGTTGTAGAATCATGGAATGGTTCATCATGGACTGAAATTGCAGAGGTAAATACAGGCAGATATAGAGGACAAGCGGCAGGCGTTAGTAACTCAGATACTTTATTTTATTCAGGATCTTTAACTCCAGGAACTGCTCAAGCTAAAACAGAACAATGGGATGGAACAAGTTGGACAGAGGTTGGAGATTTAGCACAAGCGAGAAAATGGCCCGGTGGAAATGGCACAACTTCAGCTGCTTGGGCAATGGGAGGAGACACTGGTCCAGGAAGTAGTGAACTAGCTACGACAGAAATATGGAATTTACCAGATTTTGAAATTAAGACGGTGACAACAAGTTAATTATGATTTATAAACAAGCAAAAGGAGGAAGCAACTATGGCATATAAATACTGTACAGCGACTAACTGGGGTAAGAATTTTTTCACTCACGAAGAGAGAAAACATTTCCACCTTTCAGGTCATCCTGGCGAAGTATGGGTTGTAGGCGATAATCTTTATGGTGATCAATGGATCGGTAAAGTAGCTGGTGCGATTAAAACAAAAGAAGAAGCACAAGCTATTGTTACTGGTAAAATCGAAGAAGCGCAAGCTGCTTGGGATTCAGAGTCAGATGATTACAAAGCTAATCACCCAAGACCAGTAGTATATAATCTTCCATAGTCTTAACCTATGGCTAAGTATTCGGATATAAAAGGATTTACAGTCCAGACATTGTCATCAGATACTGTTGACAACGCTGTCCCTGTGGGAACATGGGCGAGTGGAGGTGCTTTAGGAACTGCAAGATCCGCTAAAGGAAGTTCTGCAGGAACTCAAAACGCTTCGTCTGTTTTTGGTGGTCAAACTGCACCTGGCTTTACTGATATTCATGAACAGTATAACGGAAGTTCATGGACAACAGCCACAGAAATGACTACAGCAAGACTCACTAACGGTGGGGCAGGAACTTATAATTCATCTTTTGCTCCAATGGGAAAAAATCCTAGCACTACAAGAGTTAATAATAATGAGGCTTGGAATGGCTCTACATGGGCTGAATCTGCCGATGTAAACACTTCAAGAAGAGATGGTGGTGGAACAGGTGCTTCTCACACAAACGCAATAATTTTTGGAGGTTTTGAAGCTGATGCTCCTCCTGGTTCACAATCAGCCAAAACAGAAATTTATAATGGGTCAAGTTGGACAGAAACAGGAGATTTAGTTACAGCTAGATCTTCGTCTGGTGCTGCCGGAGTAACAAGCACAGCTGCTTTATTTTTTGGACCACCTTCTAAAAATGAACAGTGGAATGGAGTGGCTTGGACGGAGCAAGCAGAATTAAATACAGACAGACAATACGCAGGTGGAGCTGGGACATCCGTAGCTGCATTAGCAATTGGTGGTGATCAAGATCCAGGAATAACTGCAGCAACAGAATCTTGGAATGGAACTTCTTGGACAGAAGTAGCTGATCTTGCAACTGCAAGAAGACAAAGTTTTGGTTCAGGTGTTGATCTATTAGCTTTAGCATCAGGTGGATACACAACAACACAAGTTGCTAACACAGAAGAATTCACATCACCTGCAGTAGTTAATCAAAAAAAAGAAGGACAAATATTTTTTAATTCAACAACAAATACTTATAAAGAAACGGTTCTTGATATTACAACAGGGACATGGTCATCAGGTCCTAAAATGGTTAATAACAGAACTACTAATCAGGGCAGTCACAGTGGAACACAAACTGATACTTTAGTAGCTGGTGGTTATATTTCAGGTTCGTATACTGGTAAAACAGAAAAATTTGATGGCACGAGTTGGACAGAAACTGGAGATTTAGCTACCGCTAGAATGTTCTCTGGTGCTTCAGTTAAAGGATCTACAACTGCTACATTAGTAGCAGGAGGCGAAAATCCTACAAGAGCGAACACCGAACAATTTAATGGAGCTTCTTGGACAGAGGTTAATGATTTAAATCAATCAAGATGGGGACTTGCTGGTAGTGGGACTGAGGCTGCTGCTCTAGTTTGGGCTGGGTATGTGCCAGGACCAACAACCGTATCTCTTACAGAAACTTGGAACGGAGGAGCTTGGACAGAGGTCAATAATACAAATAGTGCAGGCTATGGTTCTGGTAATATTGGAACACAAACAGCAGCGTTATGCACGGGTCGTGCACCTAACCCTGTTAAGGATAAAATTGAAGAATGGAACGGAACTTCTTGGACTGAAGTAGCAGAAAATAATTCAGCAAGATTTGGAGTTGCTGGTTTTGGTTTAAGCACTTTGGCTGGAATAGGTGGAGGAAATCAAAACCCGCCTAGCACTAGTGCTCTTACTGAAATATGGAATGGTAGTTCATGGACGGAAGTTTCAGATCTGGTAACAGGAGCTACTCGATATAATGCAGGAGCAGGTAGCTCATCAGCGGGTATATCTACAGTAAATGATGACACAGAGTTCTGGGATGTGATACAATTAAGTAATAAAACAATTACAGCGAGTTAATTATGGCAACATACAAAGAAATAAAAGGCGTAACAATACAAACATATGACGAGGATCCAGTTCAAAATGTTGGAAGCTGGGCATCTGGTGTAGGTATTGGAACGGCCAGAGATTCTTTAGCTGGCGCTGGTATTCAAACTGCAACTATTGGAATAGGTGGTCGAAATCCAGGAACTGCTTATATAGATCTTGTTGAAAAATATGATGGCACTTCGTGGTCAGAGGTAAGTGAAATAAACACTGCAAGAAAATTATTAGGAGGAGCAGGAACCTCAACACAAGCTTTAGCTTTTGCAGGCAGAAAATCTCCGAGTGATACTAACGTAACAGACACAGAGTCTTGGGATGGTTCAAGTTGGTCAGAAGTAAATGAGATGAACACTGCAAGAGGTCAATTAGGAGGTGCCGGAGCAACTTATCAATCAGCGTTAGCTGCTGGTGGTGGAACTCCATCTGCATCAAACGCCACAGAACAATGGACAGGAACATCTTGGGCAAATCAACCCAATATGAATAGTAGTAGAAGAAATGTTCCACTTAGTGGAACAGTAACTGCAGCTTTATTAGCAGGTGGAGAGGACGGACCTCAAGAGAGAATAGAAACTTGGAATGGCACAGGTTGGACTGAAGTAACAGAGGCTAATAATACAAGATATGCTGGATCATTATCTTGTAATGGTACAAGTGCAAGCACACTTTATTTTGGCGGAACTTCACCACCTGGTTCAGCAATTGCAAACACAGAAGATTGGAATGGAGCGGCCTGGACAGAAGTGAACGATCTTGCTTCTGTGAAAGAATACGCTGCAGGAACTGGTACAGCTACTGTTGCTTTTTCTTTTGGAGGAAGTCCGGACGCATCTGGAGCAGCGACAGAGGAATGGTCTTTCCCGCCAATAACATCTCCTTTTTTAAAAGAAGGTATGTTGTTTACAGATTCAACTAATACAACGTTAAAAGCTTTTGGAAAAGCGGCTGGAATACCAACAGCGACGTGGTCTTCTGGCGGAAGTTTAAATACCGCAAGAAGAGGTTGTAGAGGGGCAGGTAGTAATACTTCTGGATTATGTTTTGGTGGACCAGGCGCATCGCAAGGAAAATTAACTGAAAAATATGATGGATCTTCGTGGACTGTAGCAAATGAATTAAATGCAATAAAAAATAATTCTGGTGCTTTTGGAACGCAAGGAAATGCACTTTGTATAAATGAAGCTGCTGTTGAACAATGGAATGGTAGCACTTGGGCTGAAACTACTGAAATCAACACTGATAGAACAAGTCTTTGTGGAGCCACAGGTCCGTACACTGCTGGAATAATATTTGGTGGATACACTTCAACGTACGCAGCGAACACAGAATCTTGGAATGGAACTGGGTGGACTACACAAGAAAGTTTAAATAATGCAAGATCAACTGGAGGTGGTGCCGGTTTAAGTTCATCAGATGCCATAGCTATTATGGGAGATAGCAACCCATACACTAGTTCATATGTGGAAGAGTGGAACGGAACAAATTGGACTGAGGTTTCACAAGCTAATACGGGTAGATATTATATTGGTGCTAGTGGAGCAAGTTCTAAAGGTGCATTAGCTTTTGGTGGTCTTACCACAACAGCTGTTAATAACACAGAATCTTGGAATGGAGCGGCCTGGACAGAAGTTAATAATTTATCAGCTGCCAGATTTACAGGTGCATCTGGAAATGTAGGGTCTCAAAATTTATCAGCATTTCTTGCTGGTGGAGGAACTCCTGATGTTGCAAGCACTGAAGAATGGCAAATTGATGATTCTGTGCTATCCACGGTAACTTTATCGTAGACTTGACCTTTATATAGAAAGATATATAAAGAGATTAGAATGAATAAAGGAGATAGAATGTCAAAAGAAAAACGTAATATAGCTACTAA